AAACTACTCGGTTTTGGGATCGACACGCAGCCAGATCGAAATCGCTTGCTCGCTCGAGTAGGGTCCATGGATGAAACCATGTACCTGCCCGATCGACCAGCGACCTTCGATATGAAATCTGCGTCCCTGCTTGGCTTATACGCCGAGCTCGTGAGGTTTTTGTGGGCCGGATGCCCCCGATTACTTTACGCGATGGAGTCGTGCCGCGAGGCATTTATGGATCTCTCAGCCGTTCGAAAAGACCGGCTTAAAGAAGAGGTCCACAACTTCAGCGAAATGGGGAATGGCTATACCTTCGCCCTCCAAACACTTACCTTCCTGGCATTAGTTGTTGCAACATGCAACTACTGGCGGGTCGATACGAGGTTCTCGCAGCGACTGCGCAAGCGGTCGAATGTCTGGTCCTTGTCTAAAGTGATTGGTGTTTTTGGTGATGATATAGTACTGCCTGAGAAGGCCTACGCACCTTTTAACAAATTGTGCGATGAGATTGGCTTGATTGTCAACTCAGACAAATCCTTTGGCAGTGGTCCGTTCAAGGAGAGCTGCGGTGAAGACTATTACCGCAATTTCAACATACGCGGCGTTTACGTGGAGACATTGGAGTCTCCCGCCGATGTGTTGTCGCTCTTTAACCGTCTATCGGCTTGGTCAGCTGTGTGGAATGTCGACATTACCGACACGTTGAAACTCCTGTTGGAAAACATGGAGCCCGACGTACGGGTCAACTTCGTCCCTTTGTGGGAAGATGTTTGTGCTGGCATCCACATACCGTCTGAGCTTTTACCGTCCCAGTTTCGCAAGGAGGGGATTTCCAAGCCCCTTCGCATGTTACTTGGACCGTTTGACGGTTGGGTATACACTCCCCTACGGCCTAAATCACTTAGCTGCAGTGTCGATGGATCGGGACCGCAAGGTTCCGGGTTCAACGAATTCAGCGGCGATGTGATGTGGTCCGATTACCCATCGGACTATGCTATAACTCCAGGTCATGTTCTTCGTATGGGCGGTAAGTCACCGTTCTTCGACGAAATAGCTTGGGGCCAAAAGCATAGGCAGGAGAAACCACTACGTTTTGTTCGCGTTCGCGTGAGCAATCTATGCGGTTACCTCTTGTCCGCAACAGTTGGGAGGGTTAAAGGGGACAAGGCGGCTCGTCGAAGCGACGGTCCGCCTCACTATAGTCGCGCTCAGTACACACTGGTCCCTAACTGGGACTTCGCAGGGCCTGAAACCTTGGCCCTCGACGATGAAACGCTTCGGAAGCGTCATAATCGGTTGAGCGCAAATGGTGCTAACTGCACCTGGTCGGAACGAATGAAACGACTAACCATCGTTCTCAGACGTTTGTATGCTTAGCCCTATGGTGGGGGTCAAACATACATTAATCCTCGGTCTCTAAGGATAG